CCCGCTCATCGGGGCCCGCCTTGCGAGGGTGGCATGAGTCACGGCGCCATGAGTCATGAAAAGGGGCGCGATAGCGGCCCGAGACAGCATTTAAGACCCTTTGAGGCCATGCTGACAAAGCTGGAGGAGCTGGACGATTACACGCATATCGCGCTTAGAAACTCCAACTACCCAAAGTCAGAGCGGCACTTGCTGGTCGCAGACACACGGCAATGCCTTGATAAAATATTGCGATTAACGCTGACCGCATGGAAGCGGCACCACAAAAAGACGACGCTCAGCGAGCTTGATGTGGAAGTTGAAGTGTTTCGGCACTTGGTCAGAAAGGCTGAACGATTTCAGTACATAACACCCAAGCGTTACAAGGTGTGGGCGGAGCATATCAACGAGCTGGGCAGAATGCTTGGCGGTTGGCTCCGTTCGCAAAAGTAAAGGGAAGCGGCTCATTTCGGCAGCCCCAACGTCGGCGGCAATTGGAGCAATGGCGCGAATGCCGGGCTCTGGTACGTGAACTGCAACAACGATTCGTCGAACGCCAACACGAACATCGGGGCCCGCCTTGCGAGCGAGTAACGTGGCCAGAAGCGCAACGCCTACGGGTTTTGCGACAGCGCTCAATCACTTGGGGCAGCTTTCCTCGCCGAAAGGCGAAACATAAACAGACTGCGGCGGCGAATGTGGCTGCAGCTCACCAACTACAAGGGCGGTCATGCTTTACGACGACATTGTCGATTTTGACAACCTGCTAACTGCGTACCGGGAGGCCAGAAAGGGCAAGCGGTATCGCGGCGAAGTGGCCGGGTACACGGCCAGCCTGGAAGAGAATCTCATAAACCTGCACAACCACTTGGTATGGCAGACGTGGGCGCCATCCAGGGCGAGAGAATTTGTGGTGCTGGAACCAAAAATGCGGCGGATACAGGCGCCTCCCTTCCCAGATCGAATTGTTCACCACGCCGTGGTTGACTTGGTGGATCCGATGTTTGAGCGGCGATTTATCGACCACAGCTACGCCTGCCGAAAAGGCAAAGGCACTCACGCGGCCATCCAGTCGCTTCAGAAAATGCTCAGGCAGTGCCGGCGAAACTGGGGCACGGTTTACGTTGTTCAGGCCGACGTGAGCCAGTTCTTTGCCAGCGTGAACCACGACTCAGTGATGAGCCAGGTAGAAAAGGTTATTGACTGCGACCGAACACTGTCTTTGTGGCGCAATATACTCAGCGCATACGGTCACGAAGACGGCACCGGCCTACCTGTCGGTGCGCTGACCAGTCAGTTATCGGCCAATATCGTGCTGGATAGAGTGGATCACGCGATGACCGACAATCACGGTGCTGGCCGGTATTTGCGTTACATGGATGACATAGTGATCTTGGCGCCCAGCAAGGCAGAGGCAAAAAAGCGGCTGTCTCAACTGGCCGGGGAGATTGCTTATTCGGGCCTGAAGCTCAACCCCAAGACCTGCATTCGGCCCGCTTCATCCGGTGTGGACTGGTGCGGCTACCGGACATGGTCAACTCACATCCTTCCCCGCAAGCGCAACATTCGGCGCTTCAAGCGAGACCTAAAGCGAACGGCCCGGCAGTTCTCCAAAGGCAATGCGGACGTGGCCGATTTCCGGCAAAAGGTAAACAGCTATCTGGCCTACGCCAAGCACTGCAATGCGCGGGACACCACGAAAAGCATCCTGAAAAACCTGACACTGAGGCGAGAGCATGAAGATCATTGAAACCGAAACCGGCCGATCTCTTGAGCATGCCGGAGAAACCGCAGCCCTCCCGGCCCTGCCCGTAGATGCAACTGTGTACGCCTACTCCACGCCTGACGGCCTATGGGTCGGCACGAAAGAACCGGGCAAACCGAGGCCGGTCTATGCAGGCTCAGGCGGCAAGCTGATTGGTAGCGTCGAGCTGCCAGCGGATCAAGCGGCCAAAACGGCGCAGGAGATGGACCAAGTTAAGCGCCAGCTTGAGCACATTGTTCAGGGCTATATGGACAATACGGCGAGGGAGCGCAACTACGACAGCATCCTAAGTCTGTGCACCTACGCCACCAGCACAAACCCGACATTTGCAGCAGAAGGGCAGGCGGGTGTCGAATGGCGTGACGCAATCTGGGCTACTTGTTATCAGATACTGGCCGACGTTGAGAGCGGTACCCGGGCGGCACCAGACGAAGCCAGCCTTGTTTCCGAGTTGCCGGTGTTTGAATGGCCAGCCGCTTGATAACCCGCAAAGCCCTGGATGATGCACATGCACCCTGGCTTTCCGGTCCCGGCACCAAGTGGGAGCTTACTGAGCCCTTCGAGCATGCCGGCATCAAAATTCCCGCTGGCTATATCTTCAACGGCTCATCCGTCCCGCGTTTTCTGTGGTGGTTATACCCACCCAGCTACTCGCCGGCCTGGGAGGCTAGTTGTATCCACGATTACTGCTACAGCCATCACTACCCGCACATCACGAAGCTCGAAGCCGACCGCCTGCTGTATCGGATGATGAAAGAGGCCGGAGCCAGCTGGATTTCCCGGCAAATTTTCTACCGGGCGGTGCGCTTGAATGCTAGTGGCGGCGGATGGGGCAATCAATAAGCCGAAAAGTTAGCGTCCACTTACTGCCAAACCACCGCTAAATATGTCGTACCCCGCCTGAGAAAGTGACAGCATCCATAAACCAAAGGGTGCTGTCATGCCTCACACAACGCACAACCCCTTTTCGATCAAAGCCAGCGCGGTTAAAGCCAGCGCGGCTGAAATATTTATCTATGGCGAAATTGGTGACGGCTGGGACGATGAAACCGTTGCTGCCCGTAATTTCGTCAAAGACCTTTCCGCACTTGATGCTGACGCCATTACGGTTCGCCTTAATTCTCCCGGCGGATCGGTTACTGATGGCCTGGCCATTTACAACGCCCTGAAGCGCCATCGTGCCGAAGTGCATGTGGAAGTAGACGGTATCGCCGCCTCGACTTCCAGCCTTATTGCTATGGCCGGCGACACAATCAGCATGGCTTCCAACGCTCTGCTGATGATTCACGCACCCTGGGGCATCACTGTCGGCAACTCCAAAGAGTTCCGGGAGTTCGCAGACGTTCTGGACAAGCACGCCAGCGCCATGAGCCAAGCCTACGCCACTGGCACTGGCCGTGACGCGCAAGAGTTCATGGCCCTGCTGACCGATGGTGAGGATCACTGGTTCACCGCGCAAGACGCAGAGGCAGCCGGGTACATCACCGGCGTCAGCGCAGAGCTTCCGATTGCCGCGCAGATCACCGATATGTTCGATCTCTCCCATTTCGACCGTTTCAAAAAGCAAACCCCGGCGGCAGCCGCCGCAACCAAACCAGAGGAATCAGCTATGACTGAACCCACTAAGAAGCCGGCGGCAGAACCGCAGGCTAAGACCGAAGCGCAGCTGATGGCTGACCTGCAAAAGAAAGAGCAGGACCGCCGCGCCGCTGTTAAATCCAAGTTTGACCTGTTCGCTGGACGCGAAGACCTGGCCGACCTGAAAGCCTCCTGCCTGGATGACATGCAAGTAACCGCTGAGCAGGCTGGTGAAAAGATCCTGGCCAAGCTGGCCGAAGGCGCAGAGCCCATTCAGGGCAATCACACCGTTCAGGTGGTGGAAGACGAGCGCGAGAAAAAGCGTGGCGCTGCCGTGGATGCCATTCTGGCCCGGGCTGGTGTTGGCGGTGCAAAAGCTGACCGCAACAACCCTTACCGAGGCCTGAAACTGCTCGATATGGCCCGCGAAAGCCTGGAAGTTTCCGGCATGAGCACTCGCGGCATGGATCAGATGCAGATCGTTGGCAACGCCTTTACTCAAGGCACTTCCGACTTCCCGGTCCTGCTGGAAGAGGCTATCCACAAAACGCTTCTGGATGGCTACGAAAAAGCCGAAAACAACTGGAGCAAGATTGCAAAAGTCGGCAGCGTCTCAGACTTTCGGGACCACAACCGTTATCGCACCGGCAGCTTTGGGCGCTTGGATCGGGTTAGCGAGCTTGGAGAGTTCACCAATAAGTCAATCCCCGATGCAGAGAAGTCTGTAATCCGGGCAGAGACTTACGGCAACGTGATCAACCTTTCACGCCAGATGGTTATCAATGATGACCTTGGCGCGTTCATGAGCCTTTCGGCAGACCTTGGCGAAGCCGCAGCGCTAACCATTGAACAGGATTTCTTCGGCACCCTGACTGCAAATTCCGGTCTTGGCCCGATGATGCTGGACGGCAAAAAGTTGTTTGATGCCGCTCATAAAAACATCGGCACATCCGGAGTGCTGTCGGTGTCAAGCCTGTCTGACGCTCGCGCCAAGATGGCCCGCCAAAAAGACATTAGCGGTAACTCCTACCTAAACATCATGCCTCACACGCTGGTCGTTTCTCCCGAGATGTACGACCAAGCGATTGCGCTGAACGCTGATGCGGTTGACCCCGACAACACGGATCGAGCAAACCGATCTCGCGGCATGTTCGATCAGATTATTGCCTCGCCATACCTGGAAGGAACCCGCTTCTATGTAATGGCCGGCCCTCGGGCGCCAGTGCTTGAAGTTGCATTCCTGGACGGCAACCAGACTCCGTATCTGGAAATGCAGGAAGGCTTCGACGTGGACGGCACCCGCTACAAGGTTCGCCTTGACTACGGCATCGCGGCCATCGACTACCGTGGCGCAGTAACCAACGCGGGCGCATAAGCCCGCATAGCTTAGAGGACACAAATCATGGCTAACAATTTCGTACAGCCGGGTCACGTTCTGACCCTCACCGCCCCGTCTGGTGGCGTTACCTCTGGCAGTGGTTACCTGATCGGCACCCTGTTTGTGGTGGCGCTGCACGATGCCGCTGCCGGCGAGAAGTTTGAAGGTCAGCGCACTGGCGTTTTCCAGTTGCCGAAGACTTCTGCCCAGGCATGGAGCGAAGGCGCGGAAATCTACTGGAACGGCACTGCGGCTACCACCGCATCTACCGACAACGACTTGATCGGTTACGCCACTGCTGACGCGGTAAACCCATCTAGCCACGGCTTCGTGCTGATCGGCTAACACAGCGGTCTTTTACAGCGCCCTGTTTCGGCAGGGTGCTGAATAAAGGCTACTGAGAGGTAAGTATGAGCATCAGCTGGCACAACTACCCCAACTTTCGATCATCCGAGTTTGCGTGCTCGCACACAGGCCGCGAGGGCATGCAGGCCAGCTTCATGGAGCGCTTGCAAGCACTGCGCGTCGCCTTCAATAAGCCAATTCTAATCACCAGCGGCTACCGCCATCCCTCGCACCCGATTGAAGCGGAGAAAGACGAGCCTGGCGCTCATGCCTCTGGCCACGCCTGCGACATTGCGGTGATGGGCGCTGATGCCTTGGACTTGGTTGGGCTGGCCATTCAGTACGGATTTACCGGCATTGGCGTGAGCCAGAAGGGCCAGACGCGGTTTATCCACCTGGATGACCTGGAGCACGAAGACCACCGGCCACGGCCCTGGCTGTGGAGCTACTGATGTACCGAGCGGAGGCTGCGGCGTGAGCACCGACACAGATTTGATTTTGGAGGCGCTAAAAGACCACCGGGCAGAGACTCGTGAGGATATCCACGAGCTGCGTCAAGCCACCGTGAGAGTCGCAGACGCGGCCGCCGACATTGGCAAATCCATGGCCAGATCCGAAGAGCGCCACGCGAATCACGAAAACAGCATGGGGCGTATTGGTAGTCGGCTGGATGACCATGAGGACCGCCTGAGAGTGTGCGAAAAGAACGTGCCGGCAGGTTCTAACGCTCGCCAGGATGAAGACATTAAGGCACTACAGGATCAAGCACTGGCACGCGGAAGCTCAATGTCAGGCGGCTGGAAAATCCTGACCGTTATTGGCGGATTGCTCTTGGGCGCGTTTGCGCTTGCCAGCCTGATGATCCGAGTGAAGGGGTTGCTATGAGCGATTTTGACCCATTTGCAGACATGCACTCCACGGTCTTTGACGTGTTAGGCCAGCCCGCTCAGTACAAGGCTAACAGCGCGGTGCCTGCCGTGCCGGTGACTGTTGTGCCCGATCTCAACATGACCCGCTGGGCTGACACGGTGAACGTGGTTGGCGCCTCGGCAATGCTGAACATCAAGGCCGATGGGATTGATCGCCCCAACCGTGGAGCGCATTTGCAGCTAGACAGCGGCAAAGCCTGGTGGATAGAGGGCACAGAAATTGATGACGGGTACGCCTACGCGTGTCGGGCGGTGGACGCATGAGCATCACCTATGACATCGGTTTCGACAAAGAGCAGCTGGCCGAAGCCACGGCGCTTTTTGAGTTTATCGGCGGCAACGCTCAAGAGGCTCAGCGAGTTGCGGTCAACAAAACCGGCCCGAAGATTCGGACACTGGCAAGCAGTGAGATCCGCAATCAAATCAGGCTCAAGGCCGGATATGTCAATAAGCGCCTCAAATTCAATCGCGCCAAAAAGGGCAACCTGACAGCCCGAATTGCTGCGCCATCACGCGGCATGCTGTTGTCCCGGTTTTCAACGGACTCACGCATTGCAGGCGACAAGGTGAGCTGGATAAAGCCGCCACCGCAACCGAAGCGAGGCATACGGGTGAAGGTAAAACCCAAAGGGCGGCCCCAGATTGTATCGGGCGGAGGACCAGGCACGACCGGCAAGCCGTTTTACATGGTAATCCAAGGCGGGCGCCTGGCTATTGCAGCCCGGAAATCCGGCCAAGGCCCAGGCGGGCGCAAGGTAGACGTACTGCACGGCCCCTCGCTCTCGCAGGTATTTACGAATGTGAAGGACGATGTGACGCCAGACGCACAAGCCGAGTACACAAAACAGATGGCTGACGCCATGAGGTACTTGCTCGCCAAAAGGAGGCCGCCGGCATGATCCCGATTCGTGAACAAATTATTCAGGCTCTTGCCAGCCGCACCGGCGCTGTCAGATTCAATGACGGCCAAACCATCAGCGAGATGGAGCTGCCTGCCACTGTCATTCTGGTAGAGGCGGACCAGCGCGGCGAAGCAGGTTATGACATGACGGAAATGGTCATGCCCGTAACCATCGCCCGAGCCATTGGGCAGGCAGGGCTGGCAGGAGACGGTTGGCACACAAGCGCAAACGAGGCGCTTGCCGATCTCGTCAAAGAAATTCACACACCTGACATAGACGCAGGCGGGCTTATCGCGCAAATCGTGCTGACCGGCCAGAGCTATGACGTTCAACCCGATGGAGCCCGGGGCTACGTCGTCCAGGCAGAACTGGAAATCAACTACCGATTCGCCACCGGCGATCCTTACACGCAAGAGGTAATTTAACATGGGCAACCCACTGATCCGTTACGAATCCGGGCAAACCGCGCAGCCGTTTGAGGAGATGATCGACTCAGGCGACCGCACAACCTTTGAGAGCACTATTTACCCGCTGTCGGGCGCTGCCGGTGCCGAGCCGGTGGTGGCGCCCTATGGCCTATCCACTGGCGGGGGCATTACAGCGACATCGAACAACGACGAAATCGACGTCAGTGCGCTGACAGCATCCATGGCCGGGGCCGCCTCTGCCGATGCCCAAGGCAACATTGCAGTCTCTGCCTCGACAGTGGCGGTCACCAGGGCGTCAGTGGACACTCACATTGTCAACTCAGTGACTGTCACCGAAGCCGGAGCTGTAGAGGTAATTCAGGGCACCGAAAGCACCTCATTCAGCGAGACTCGCGCCACTGCAGGCGGGCCTCCACTGATCCCAGAAGCGTCTATCGAGATCGGCCAGGTTCGGCTGAGTAGCGCAACAGCCGCAGCGGTTCAATCCGATGAAATCTTCACGGTTGTCGGCTTGCACGTTGAGCGCTCTGACCAGCCGGTTTATCAGGTTGATTCCGGCCGTGGCATGGTGA